GGCGCCCCATTGGGCGGCAGCGGTGCAGATCCGCTGCTCAAAGTCGGTCGGGAAAGCGCCGATGCAATCGTTGGATTCTGTGGCAGCCACCCACTGCTGCACCAGCTCCGGCGGTGGGGTGATTGGATAGGTCATTACTTTGCAGCAGCAAGAAGGTCTTCAATCCAAGCTTCTAGTTGTGTGATCTCACGATCAACCTCGAACCTGCGAGGATCACCAAAGGCGCACATCATCAGTTCATCTTCAAGTTCATCAAGCTTTTTAAGTGCCGTTTGATAATCACACATGGCGTTGATTTCTGCGTCAGTGTAGTCAAAGCTCATCGATGAGATACCTCAGGAAGAACAGCTTCAATACCAGCTAGATAGCCATCCCAATAATCACGATCTCGATCACCAACAGCTCGTTTGTACTCATCACGAGCGTGTTGATACTCTTCAATAATCTCTTCAACAGACAGGGAAGCGTTGTTCACTTAACTTCCTCTTCAATCACAACACTGTCGGAATCTTCATGGGTGTTATCAATGTCTTCCCAGAAGGTTTCCAAGAACTTATCAAGCTCTTCATCAGTCATACGCTTGTGACTGGAAGTGTTGGATGTCATTAGTAAGGACCTCTTTAAGTGGTACTAAAGTATCTCTAAGAAAGAGGTCTTAAAGAGGTACAGCAGAAGAGCCTCTTTAAAACCCTCTTTAAAAGAGCTATCTAAAGGTAATTAGAGAGGACCTCTCCTGCCACCCCTTTAAGGCCACTTTGAGAGCTGTCCCAAGAGCCCTCTCCAAGGCGTAAGTTCTGGGGGTACCTTCTGTGGGTCCTTTCGCGTTAAAGCGCAAATGCAAGTCCAAGGAAAGCTGACCGGTTGGATCCCCGACTTTTACGAGACTCCGACCTACAACGGTGAGCCCTGTGACTTCCGTCTAAAGATCTTGGTAACCGATGGTGGTAGCTGTGGTGCTACTGCTGAGGAGCTGCTTGAGGAGCTTGGTGAGGAGTACGACAAAGCTTGTGCTTGGTGGCGTGAGGCCACGGGTCGTAAAGCTTTCTTCGATGCCCCGTTTGAGGCCAATGAGGATGGCTCACTGCTGATCAAACTGACCGCCAAGCTGGCCTATGAGGAGTTCCCTCTGCCTGTGATTGACACTGAGCTACAGCCCATTGCTCGTGATCTGAAGCTGCGTGAGGGCTCTGAGGTGTTGGTTGCTGTGAAGCCCACCTACATCCCCCGCAAGAGCCCCAAGGGAGGCCTTCGGCTGTGCCCTAAGGGTATGCAGGTACTTGAGGCGGTAACTATCACGGGTAGCGACCGTGGTGACTTTGACGTAACCAAAGCTTTCAAAAAGCAAGCTGGGTTCAAGCAAAGCAAACCAAACCTCAAAGAACTTGCTACTGTTAGCGGCGACGCTGACTTCTGAGTTCAATGGCCCGACGATTCCATAAGTACGGCAAGCGCCAAGCAGACGGATTTCGTTCGGGCTTTGAGGGTCGAGTAGCCAGTTACCTGACCGGGGAAATCAATTGGAGTTATGAGGGCCGAAGCTTTGACCTCCTAATCCCCCGGAGTTACACGCCTGACTTCTTCCTCGAAAACGGAGTCGTGCTGGAGGTAAAGGGCTACTTCGATGCGGAGGATCGGAGGCTCATCAAGCTGTTCCGAGAGCAGCACCCTGATGTAGACCTCCGAATGGTCCTACAGAAGCCGCATCAGAAGCTCACCAAGACCGGCAAGATGACTTATGCCACTTGGTGTGACAAGCACAACGTCCCTTGGTGTGAGGGTCCTACAGTCCCGACCGGTTGGCTGCTATAGTCAGTTCGGACAAGGATGAAAGGACACCGGACCTCCAGGGGGCAACTAACCCTTGGAGGTCTTTTAATGTCTCGCGTTGTCGGCAGACTCAGCTGTCCGAAATGTGGATCACGCGACAACGTAGCCCTTTACGACGACGGTGGGCAACACTGCTACACCCCTAGTTGTAATTACCACCTTTCCGGTTCTTTCCCTATGTCCTCTTCTGTTAAGCAACAGAACCAATCAGTTAGCTATGAAATCGAGCCAATCCTTGGAACGTACAAAGGAATTGCTAGCCGTGGCATTTCAGAAACCACGTGCAAGCAATTCGGGTATTTCAAAGGGGTCTACGGCGACAGTGAGGCTTACTACTGGCCCATCTACGACAAGGAGCGTCGTCTCACTGGTTACAAAATTCGTAAACCAAACAAACAGTTTGTCCAACACGGCTCCAATCCTGACAATACGTTTCTCGGGCAAGAGAAGTGGGGAAGTGGTGGCAAGCTGCTGGTTATCTTTGAAGGTGAGTACGACTGCTTGGCCTACGCAGAGACCCGCCGCAGTTGGCCCTGTGTGTCGCTACCTAATGGTGCTGACTCTGCGGAAAAGTCGATCAGGAACAATCTCGATTGGCTTCTGAAGTTTGAAGAAGTCATCCTGTGTTTTGACAACGATGAGCACGGCCAGAAAGCCGTCAAGAAGGCCATCCAGCTGCTCCCACCCCGCCGAGGGAAGATCGGTAAGGTAGAGGGCTTTAAAGACGCCTCAGAGGCCCTCACGGCGGGTAACAGCAAAGCCATCATGCAGATGGTGTGGACTGCTGCTGAGTACGAGCCAGATGGCATTGTGAGCGGCAGCAAGCTGCTTCAGATGGTCCTCGAGGATCCGAAGGTCAGCAGTGCTGAGTATCCCTATGAGTTCCTTAACGAGAAGCTACACGGCTTGCGTAAAGGCGAGCTGGTAACTATCACGGCTGGTTCTGGAATCGGGAAAAGCACGTTCGTCAGTGAGATTGCTTATGACCTTTTGGTACGCCAAGGCGAAACAGTTGGTTATGTCGCCCTGGAAGAGAACATCCGACGCACTGCTAGGCGGTTCGTTGGTATGGAGCTTAATTACCCTGTCCACATTGATCGCGGCCACTTCACCGATGACCAAATCGAACAAGCCTTTGACAGAACTCTTGGAACGGGGCGGTTATTTCTGTACGACCATTTTGGCTCTCTCGACCCTACCGTTCTGCTTAACCGTATACGTCATTTGGTTTCTGGCTGCGGGTGTAGTTGGATCGTGTTTGACCACCTATCGATTCTTGTTAGCGGTCTTGACCAGGGGGACGAGCGCAGGGCAATCGACCAAACGATGACTAAACTCCGCAGTTTTGTTGAAGAGACTGGCTGCGGAATGCTTCTTGTGTCACACTTACGCCGTCCTACAGGAGACAAGGGTCACGAAAATGGAGCACAAACGGCTCTTTCTCAACTGCGTGGCAGTGCTGCAATTGGTCAACTTAGTGATATTTGCATCGGCCTTGAGCGAAATCAACAGTCTGAAAATGACGATGAAGGCACAGTTGTCCGCGTACTCAAGAATCGATTCACGGGATGGTGTGGCGTATCCGGGACCGTGAAATATGACAAAGCAACAGGCAGAATGTTGGAGTTTAAAAACAGCGGAAAGATCAAGTCCGCACAATTCGATGATTCTTTTGAAACCGACTTTTGACGTTCATCTGTCTGAGATGAATCCGCTAAAGGTTACGGCCCTTGCTGCAACCGAAACTGCAAAGCGAATCCTTCAGTCCTTTTTCAAGTCCAATGACTCCATCCACCATCTCACCTATGAGCAAGTTGAGGATTTCCTCGACTTCTGCTACAGCAGAAACCTCAAAGTCTTTATCGACGATAACGTTCGATGTGGAGACCAATGCTCTCAAGACTAGAGAGGTTACTAAGATCCACTGTTGTGCAATACACAACGGTCAAGAAACGATCCTCTACGAAGACCCTAAAGAGTGGCTTCCGCTTCTTGAAAATGCGGACGTACTGATCGGGCACAACATTATTCAGTACGACGTACCAGCGGTACAGAACGTATACCCAACGTTTAAACCAAAGGGCAAGCTAGTTGACACTCTTATCCTTTGTCGGATGCTGTATCCGAACATTTTGGATATGGACTTCAACAAGAAATGGGAGGGGATGCCGATACAGCTGTACGGTCGTCACAGTCTTGAGGCGTATGGCTTTCGTCTTGGCTATAGCAAGCGCCACGCAGGTCTTGAGGATTTCAGTGTACTGACTGAAGAGTTGGCTGAGCGATGCGTTTGTGATGTTGAACTAAATGTTAAGCTTTGGCACAGGTTGCAACCTAAGGCCGACGACATCCCTTGTGCCGTTGACCTAGAGATGCGTTTTGCGCAGCTCATTTCCCTGCAGGAACGATCTGGTTTTGCCTTCAACGTTCAAGGGGCGTTGGAGTTGGAAGCTGAGATCAATCAACAACTGAATACTCTTGACGGACGACTGAGACAACGGTTCCCGTTCGTTGACGGAGGGATCTTTACACCCAAGCGAGATAACGCGACCAGAGGGTACGTAGCCAACGCAGCAATGTGTCGCCTCGTGGACCTCAACTCAAACTCTCGTGATCACATCGCTTGGATACTGCAAAACCATCTGGAGTGGAAGCCAGATGAATTTACCGATACTGGTAAACCCAAGATCGATGAAACAGTTCTGTCAAAGATTCCTGGAGCTGAGGATTTTGTTTCACACCTCACGCTTCAAAAACGTTTAGGACAACTAAGCACTGGTAACAATGCTTGGTTAAAGCTCGTGGAACGCGACAACAGGATTCACGGCAGTGTGATTACTGTTGGGTGCGCCACAGCTCGCTGCAGCCACGTCAACCCCAATATGGCCCAGTGTCCCGCTGTCAGGTCAGTTCTGGGACCGGAGTGTCGAGCTTTGTTTGGACCTGTGACCCTTGGGGGAGGGAAAACTACCAAACAGGTTGGCGTGGACCTCAGTGGGATCGAGGCTCGATGTTTAGCGCATTACCTCTGGCCCTTTGATGACGGCAAGTTTGCCAACGAGGTTTTAAACGGTGACATCCACACAGCTAATCAAAAAGCTGCTGGACTTGCCACAAGAGATCAAGCCAAGACTTTCTTTTACGCCTTGATGTACGGAGCTGGAGCAGAAAAGCTCGGTACTATCACAAATCAAGACGGCGCAAAGCTTAAGAAGAAGTATTTCCGCAATATGCCAGCCCTAGCTGCTCTCACCAAACGTGTAGTAGCCAAGGCAGAAGATGAAGGCTTTGTGAAAGCTTTAGACGGTAGACAGATACAAATCCGGTCCTCACATAGCGCACTGAACTTCCTTTTGCAGAGCGCTGGTGCGATCATAAGCAAGCTTTGGTACAACACTTGCTACGACGAGCTACACAAGGCTGGTCTTGTTTACGGCACACATTGGTCCTTCCTTGCCCACGTTCACGATGAAATCCAATTCTCAGTCCTTCCAGAGTTCGCCGAACAGCTCGGAGCTATTGCGGTCAGGTCTTCAGGCTTGGCAGGAGATGCACTTGGACTCCGTATTGGAATCGATTCGGAATTCAAAATTGGAACCAACTGGGCCGAGTGTCACTAAGACCTGTAAGGTTTGCGGTCAAACCAAAGACGTAGAACTCTTTGGTCGTAACGGTACCTGGAGGCGTCCTGAGTGCTTGTCCTGTAACGCCCAGATAATGCGAAAGCATTACCACTTACGGAAGCAGCAAAAGACTCCTGAGCTTGGGACGCCCTGTGAGTGCTGCGGCAAGACCAGTGAAAAGCTCCATTGGGATCATTGCCACAACAGCGAGGAGCACCGTGGTTGGCTGTGTAACAACTGCAACACAGGCATCGGCAAGCTTGGGGACAATATCGAGGGTGTCCTAAAAGCCCTGGATTACCTAGGCAGGGTCAATAAGCTAGGAACCCACACAGGAGCAACAGGTTGCGACACAGGAGGCGCAGATGACTTGGCTACTGCTTGACGCAGATATGCTGCTGTATCAAACAGTGGCCGCTTGTGAGGTTGAGATTGAGTGGTGTCCAGACATCATCACAACTCATCTTCCAGTCAAGGAAGCTCAGTTGATGTTTAACCAGCTTTTGGACATTAAACGTAATCAGTCACAGTGTGATCGGTTTACGCTTTGCTGGACAGCTGATCAAAACTTCCGAAAGGAAATTGAACCCAGCTACAAAGGCAACAGAGCTGGAAACCACAGGAGAAAACCTGTAGGGTACAAAGCCATCAGACGATGGGCTGAGCAACAATTTCCTTCAGAGTGCTGGCACAGGCTTGAAGCTGACGACATCCTTGGAATCCTAGGTACTCGTTATCAAACCAGTTGTGTTATCTGGTCTGGGGATAAAGACCTTAAACAAATCCCCGGACTTCATCTCAGTAACGATGGAGACATTGTTCAAATCTTTCAAGCCGAAGCTGATGCCTTTTTCTATCGTCAGATTCTTACCGGTGATTCCACTGATGGCTATCCTGGCTGTCCTGGCATTGGACCAAAGACAGCAGAAAAGCTCATCTCAAGCGACGACTTCGACGAAACCACCGCATGGAGAGTTGTAGTCGAACAGTACAAAAAGAAGGGCCTTAGTGCTTCAGAGGCTCTTAAACAAGCTCGTTTAGCCCGCATCCTTAGAGACACTGAGTACCTCTTTGATGAAATTCAATTATGGACACCACTTTCGATCCAATCAGACCCAGCCACTACGCCTACGACGACGGGGTAATTGAATGTATTGATTACATAGAAAGCCACGCTTTTGATTTCCTTGAAGGCAACGTCATCAAGTACGTAACTAGGTACCAACACAAGAACGGTACTGAAGACTTGAAAAAGGCTCGGTGGTATCTTGACCGTCTCATTCAACGTAGTGAGCAATGGGACAAGAAATACACCAAGAACTTGTACAACTCAATCCTTGAATCAACCGATGCTGACTTCGAATGCGGAACTGGTAAAGAGTTGGATGTCCAAAGCGGGCCAGCTAACCAATCTTGATAACGATGAGTGGCTCGAAGCGCAGGAAAAGCAACTCACGTATGTCGAGGAGGAGTTCTACGAACTCATGTACGCGTTTCGTAATGAGACTCGTTCAGCCGTTCTTAAAGAAGCCTGCGACCTACTATGGGTCACTTATGGTTTGCTTCATACCTTGGGTGTGGATCCTGATACTGCTTTCGATAGGATCTACACCTCAAACTGCTCCAAGTTTCCATTTTCCAAAGTCAACGGAAAGGTCCAAAAAGGACCTAACTACAAACCAGCCGAACTTGATGATCTATGACCTCGAACATTCCTGATTACGAAGATTTGATTTCTCAGATTCCTCAAGAAGCTTGGCAGTTTGTATCTGCTGAAGTTGATGAGGATGATGAAACCGGCGAAGCTCTTATCAACTTCCAATGGGATGATAAAGAGCACCCAGAACTGAAACCACTGACTCAACTTTCTGAAGAGCAGTGGAACGACTTTGTACAAACTGCGCTTCAAAACGCAATTCAAAACATCGACCTTGACGACAATGAAACTGAAGGAGAATCTGAACCCAGCGATCGCAATGACCGGGAGGGTGGAGAGCTGGATTGAGAATCCCACCCGCCGTTATCCCGTTAGTTGTACTGTTTTCGTGGTGGAAGACACCATGGATGAGGATCCTGATGGGTTGGAAGGCTCTTGGCAGTTTGCTAGTAAAGCTCTCCGATACGGTGCAGGGGTGGCTATTCACCTTTCTAAGCTTCGTAGTCGAGGTACCAAAAACAGCCACGGAATGGTTGCTTCAGGTCCTTGTGGGTTCATGGAGATCTACTCCAAGTTCAATGAGATCCTCCGTAGGGGCGGCACATACCGCAACGGTGCGGTGGTTGCTCATCTTGACGCAGACCATCCTGACATTTTGGAGTTTGTTAATTATGACCGCGCTCGTATTCCTTGGATCAAGCGTTGTGTCAATGTCGATCCTGAAGTTATCAACGAGCCAAACAAACTAGGCGCAATTATGACCGCTGCCCGTAAGGGTGATGTCTGGATTGTTAAGAAGCAGTTTGATAAGAACGGTGAACGTATTTACTCCAACGTTTGCCAAGAGATTCTGCTCAAGTCTCGCGACACCTGTCTGCTGTCTCACATCAATTTGGGTCTCACTCAGATTGATGAGATTCCTAAAGCTTTTGTTGATGGGATGAAGTTCCTTTGTGAGCTTTACCAACAGACTGGTGTAGACGACTCTGATATCTACACCCGCAAAGATAACCAAGTTGGTCTTGGTGTCCTTGGGCTTGCCAACCTTCTTGCCATTGAAGGCGTCAAGTATTCGGAACTTGTTGCCGCTATGCGTGACAGGAACCTCGGTGTTGGTATGGCTGACACCAAAGCTGGTCAGATCGCTCAAGCCCTGTTCCTGGGCTTTATGGAGGCCTCTAAGGTGGCTGCTGACTACAAGATGTCACGGGCCTTCACAGTGGCTCCTACAGCCTCTTGTGCGTACCGCTACGTGGATCGTGAAGGGTTCACCACAGCACCTGAAATTGCCCCTCCCATCAGTCGCGATGTAGATCGTGATAGTGCCACTCTTGGGGTTCAAAGTTATAAGTTCAATCCCAAATGTGAAACAGCTGAAGAGGTTGGTTGGGATACGTTCTTTGAACTCAACTGTGAGTGGCAACGTCTAATGGATTCCACTGGAATGGCTCACGCTATTTCTATGAATTGGTGGTCCGATATGACGTTCATGGATCGTCAATTTATGGCACGATGGTTGAACTCCCCCTTGAAGAGTTTGTATTACTCTCTTCAAGTAATGTCTGACGTACAAGATAAATCCAATGCTTACGCCGCTTTGAGCGATGTAAACGTTGAAGATTATCTTGCCAATTTGTTGGACGGAGATTCTGCTCCTCAATGTGACTGTTCTGAGTGACGAAAGTTTGTAAATGCGGAGCGAAACTTCCCAAAACTAGAACACGCTGTAAAAGGTGCTGTGCTGAATATCAGTGGTATTGGAAAGCTTTTAACCGTTTCAACCTTTCAAAACAAAGCATCGAACAGATGGTTAAAAACCAAAATGGTTGCTGCAAAATTTGCTTAAAACCATTTATTGGTCAAAGACCTTGCATTGATCATTGCCACACAACAGACAAAGTAAGAGGTTTACTTTGTAGTCAATGCAACACGGGGCTTGGTTTGTTTTACGACAATCCTAATTTTCTCGTCTCAGCTGTTACGTACTTAAATGAATCCGTATCAAAAGCTCCTGTCCCGCAAGCGCACCTGGACTCCAATTCAGTCAACAGCTGGCAAACTTAAAGAGGGTTCGGAAGAGACAATCTTCCGGGCTCTCGCCCTCCGCCACATGGAACTTCCAGTTGGAGAGTTCATCAGTGAAGCTTGCGCTAAAGAAATTCCTGAAGCCTCCCGTGCGCTTCTTGAAAGCAACGTTAAAGACGAAGAACGGCATGATCTTGCGTTGGGATACATTACCAACGCTTTGGGAGTCAACGACAAAGCCGAAGAGGAAGCCTTCCGACTACGGCAGGCGTGGGTTGAACATCCAGATCATCCGATTCTCAAAGCGATGGTGGCCGAACGTGCAATTTTCTTTGTACTCCTCCCGTTCTTTCGTTTTAACGGTGATGCTGGTTTACGAACCGTAAGTGCCGACATCTCAAGGGATGAACAGGTTCACGTTGCGGCCAACAGTTTGGTATGTCGTGAGCTTGGTCTTACTGTCAGTCCTTCCTTGGATCGCCTCAGGAAAGCTACGGCTGCTTGGGTGATGCAACCCCTGGGTAAGTCTGACAACAAGTACCTAGACAAGCAGTTCTGGTTGGATCAAAGCGACAGCTTGATGTACAGCGGAAAAGCTGAGGGACTGATCGAGACCCAACGTGCTCGTATGCCAGCGTTCTTCGAGACCAGTAATTCTGATCTGCCGAGTTACGCTTGAGGTAAGTAGTTCTAAATAGGCCAATGCTCACTCAAGATCAGTATTTTGAACAGTATTGGCCTACTACTTATTGGTATCAAAGTCTTCAGACATACAAATCTCAAAAATTATTTGATGGTAAAAAGTATAGAGAGCCAACCGCTGGTGAAATTGCGTCAGTAGAAGCAGGACTACGCAACTCAGCTAGGACTTCCCCTGCTTCTACTTTTAACCAAAAATGGGAAACCTTTAACACCCAGCAACAAGCAGCTGTAG